ACTGTAACAATCTTGAGATTCCCAGCGGCCCCCCCGCCCCCTAAAGTTATCCACAGGTTATACATAAGTTATCCACAGCCTAGCCATGCCTGTGCATAAGTTATCCACAAGTTATCCACAGGCTAGAGTTGGCACGGGTATTGCATAGGGTGACTAAGGGCCGCCTTTGGGTCAAGCTTATGTTTGACAGGTGAAGTGTGAGTATGCTTGTGGATACCCATAGCGCCTATGCATACATCATGCCAAGTAGTCATAAGCTATACTTATGTTATACAGTCGTTATATCACTAGTGCTTATATGTTTATAGATGGCTCTATATTGCGTTCTAAGCGTGTTTGTCCTTAGTCTATATAATGGCATAGGAAAAGATTTATATAAGATTTGCAATAGTTGGCATGGTTATTGCTACGCGTACATGCGCACACGCGTAATAGAAGGTTACATATAGTATTCATATCATGAATATGCACTATATGTTTTACATTATATACATCAGCTGATCTTTCTCTATAATGGTCGTACATAAACAAAAGGAGTATTAATTGTGGTTAAATTTATGAGTAGTAGAAAAGAATTAAAGCCTTTAATTAAGCAGTTGAAAGACGGAGGATTTGAGGTGAATAATAAGGATGGTTGGGTCACTGCTTTAGATAATGATGGTACAGAGGTAATGGTGGCAATGCCGCATAGCAATGGGTCAATGATGTTGAAATTAAACGATGATTATTTTGGGAGTAATTAAAATGGAAAACATAAGACATAAACTAGAGGATATTCAAAGCGCGCTATCTAGACATAAAAGAGAAATAAAACTTCTATGGCAGGAAAGCGTTGACAGAGGAGAGGGAGGGTCTGAAAATAGTACAGATCTGTTTAATATACTGACAGACATAGATGAAACGCGTGAAGCTCTAGAAAGAGTGATCATTTTTGACTGTCAACAACAATAGGAGTTGCTTTACCTATGACTATCCGGTACACTGCGATAGTCATTAGCAAATCAATTTTAAAAGGAGTCTACAAAAGTGATTACATTATCAGAGATTAACGAATCAAACGCAATTAATCAGAGTGCTAAAGATTGGGCCAAAGATAATTTGAATTATCTCAATAAGCCGATGCGTTTTTTCGGTAGCAGTTTAAAAGTAGAAAAAGGCGCGGATAAATTTGATACGTATATTATGTATCTACAGCCCGCCGATAAAGTAGCGATTAAAACTCTCTGCACATTCGCAGATAAAGCAGGATGCAAAAAACCCTGTTTAATCTCTAGCGGTCAACTAGGAATGTCTACAGGACAAAGCGCCGCGACAAAGCGAACTATTTTAATGTTGTTACGCCCTCAATCTTTTGAGTCCGCTATTTTATCAGAGATAGATAAGGCAGAGAGAAAAGCAGTTAAAACGGGATTACCCGCGTTATTTAGATTAAACGGGACCAGTGATATAGATTTCAGTAACATTATGAAACAGAGGCCCAATAGTTTATTTTATGACTATACTAAGGAAATTAGCAGAGTCAGAAAAAACACCTTGAAAAATTATGATTTAACATTTAGCGGGTCAATGTTTAGCGTACAAAGTAAAGCGGCGTTACGTAAAGCAGTGAGCGCTAACTATAGAATCGCTATGGCGTTCAACACTAAAGGTCTAAAGGATGATGATCTACAATTACGCCGTGATTTAAAGTCTTTTGATACTACAGATCTTAGACATTTAGATGATAATGTAATAGGTACATTAAAACGTAAAGGAAGTAATAAACAAGAAAGGGCTTTGGAAAATACAAAAGCTGATAGTTTTTTCGTAACTAGCGCCAACGTGCGAGAGTTTAATGACATAATAGCAATAGGAGGATAAAAACAGTGAAAGCATACCAACATTTTAGCGATGAGCATTTATATTTAGATTGGGTCAATAACTTTTTGACAGTCGGCAGGTTCGCTGAGTATTACGAAATGTCAGAGGATCACGCGAGGGAATTAATAGAGCGCATGAGGTACAGAAACGATGACAGATAAAGATAACGAGGTATTTTGTTGGGTAGGTGTTGCATGTTTAGTAATATGCTATATAGTAGTAGGTTCAATTGACTATGGGAGTTTAGCACTATGAAGGACAATCTTGAGCCTGTAACACGGGAGGAGCTTACAGAGGCGCAATACCGCGCATTAGACAAACTAGGGGACAGTCGGACCTATAAGGAGGAGGAGTTATACCAGACTGTCAAACAAGAGCACCTATGCAATAGATACGTAGCTAAATTAAAAGCGTTCTACACTAGCGATTTTATGCGTAACAATTACAGGGAGGAACAAAGGCGGGCTGATGCTTTGGAATTCATGACACAAATACACGAGGCGGTTAACCATGATTAATTTAAATCTAGGATCAAAAAAATTGACAGTAGAGCTTAGAAACGGGACGGGCTTAGATATAGAATTCTGCGACAGTAAGCCCGTATGGACCTATAACGAGATTACAGGGGATATTGTAGCTTTACCGTTTAAAGGAACTGTGATACTATTGCCGTTTATAGTCATTACTTTTGGGTACGTATACACAACGGAGGAGCTAGAATTCAATGAGTAGAATTAAGGAGCATTTAGGCTATGACGGTTGGTCAGATTCAGAGGAGGGGAACATAAGACCGATCACCCGTTTGATCAATGAAATGGTAGAGTATGAAATGCTATCCATGACATTACAGGAGGCGCACCAACGCGCAGAGGATAGCGTAAGGGCTTATTATAGTAGCTTGACCGCTGAGGAGTTTTTAAACCAACACAAGAGGGCTTTTCCCTATGAGTAGATGCAAAGCATGTAATGTGATTATGAATGAGTACGAGCTAAAACGAATCGACAGGATGACAGGGGACTATTCGGAACTGTGTACAGACTGTTTGACCGCCTCAATAGAGGCTGAGTTTGACGTACCGTATCCAGATCAGATAGATAACCCGTTTGACTTTTTAACGATGGAGGGCTAAACAATGGCGACAAAATGGACCAAAGATCAACCCGCTGTACTAGGGGGAGATGACCCGATTGATAATGACGCAGAGATTTTAATTTATGCCGATCAGAATTTTGTGGACGATCACTCTGTAAAACAACTAGCACGACTTGCTTTTTGTAACGAGATGGACATAAGCGAAGATTTTATCAAAAAGATTATGAATATAGCTGAGGAGTTGAGAGGGGTTTACAGGACATTCCCAGATGGTTATGTTCACGTTCAAGTAAGATTTAATTTAAATTATTGTAATATGTTTTAGAGGTATTCATGAAAAAAATAGTGGGTATAACTTTTAATGATTGATGTTATACCCCTTTTCATGTTATACTATACTTATGTATTAAAGAAAAATTTTTAATATATAATTATAGTATCAACCAAACGATCCTTAAGTATACATAGGGTCACACAACCAACGATAGAGGAAAATAGTATGTCAGTATTAGAAGGTTTATTAGCGTTTGAGAATCTTGATGAGCATGAAATGTATCAGGGCCAATCAACTGGTAAATTCTCCGTGGTGTTGTCATTAGATGATGAGACAGCGGGCGATCTGTCAGCCAAAGGCGTTAAGATGCGGGAGTATGAAGGTGTCAAACAGCGAAAGTTTAGCACTAAGTATGACGTGCCTGTATTGGATGCGGACGGTCAGCCATTCAAAGGCCGCATTGGTAGAGGCTCAAAAGTCCGTGTCCTGTACGCTGAAGGTCAGGAACATCCCGTGCACGGTGTCTCCACTTACCTTAATAAGGTTAAGGTGTTGGAGGTTGCTGAAAACACTGGTGGAGAGGACTTCTAGCTGTGGGTTCTAAGTTTGTCCGACATGAGTCATGCCCTAAGTGTGGCTCACAGGATAACTTGGCTAGGTACTCCGATGGTCACGCCGTCTGTTTTTCAGGCGGCTGTAACCACTACGAGAAAGCCACAGGTCAGGTTAGTAACATCACACCAATCAGAGCGAGGTCATTGGAAATGACAGGAGTAGTGGCGGCAATCCCTGACAGGCGTATAAGTCAAACCATATCACAGAAGTACGGTGTGACGGTTGAGTACAACGCTCAGGGGCAAATTGTCAAACATCATTATCCATACCACGATAAGGATTCAGGCTCCCCGATAGGGACCAAGGTCCGCATTGTGGATAACAAAAGTTTTTATTCTACAGGAGAGTTCAATAATGTTGGGTTGTTCGGTCAACATGCGTTCAAGGGTGGCGGTAAATACGTTACGATCACAGAGGGCGAGGCAGACGCACTTGCAGTTCACGAAATGTTTGACGGGAAATGGCCCGTTGTCTCCATTAGAAGTGGCGCAACTGGAGCATCAAAAGACATTAAAGAAAACCTAGAGTGGTTGGAGTCCTTTGAGAATGTTGTGATCTGCTTTGATAATGATAAAGCGGGACAGGAGGCGGCTAAGTCAGTTCTTGATTTATTCACCCCCAACAAGGCTAAGAATGTCACCCTGCCTATGAAGGACGCAGGGGACATGCTCAAAGCCAATAAGGTACAGGCGTTTGTGCGTGAGTGGTGGAACGCAAAGACCTATCAGCCGGACGGCATAGTGTCAGGTAGTGATACTTGGGACATGATAATGGAACAGGCTGATGTTAAGTCCATCCTGTACCCTTGGGGCTGTCTTAATGAGATGACTCACGGGTTCCGAAGGAAGGAGCTAGTCACCATTACGTCAGGCTCAGGTATGGGTAAGTCTCAGATTGTCAGGGAGCTTGAGCATTATTTGCTTGGCGCTACGGATGACAACATAGGCATCCTAGCGTTGGAGGAGGACATCCCAAAGACAGCCTTGGGTATCATGTCCATTGAAGCTAACAAGCTGTTACATTTGGATAAGACCGTTACCAAGGAAGAGAAGAGAGGCTATTGGGACAGGACATTAGGTTCGGGCCGTATCTTTATGTTTGATCATTGGGGTTCAACTAGTGAGGATAATCTCTTAGGCCGCATACGTTACATGGCTAAAGGTTTGGACTGCAAGTGGATCATATTGGATCACCTCAGCATTGTGGTAAGCGATCAGGATACCGGAGATGAGCGTAAGGCTATAGACAGCATCATGACTAACCTTAGAAAGCTAGTACAGGAGACAGGTGTAGGGCTATTCCTAGTATCACACTTGCGTAGACCTAGCGGATCAAAGGCTCATGAAGATGGCGGTAAGATTAGCTTGGGAGAACTCAGAGGTTCGGCGGCCATCGCGCAACTTAGCGACATTGTTATTGGACTTGAACGAGATCAACAACACAAAGATCCTGAGACACGGAACACCACAACTGTTCGTGTACTCAAGAATAGGTTTGTTGGACTCACTGGTCCTGCTTGTTATCTTTACTATGACAAAGAGTCAGGACGTATGTTAGAAACTAATTGTCCAATGGGTGAGGAGTCAGAGTTTTAATGGATAAGTTTGTACTTGACATAGAAGCCGATGGTTTCAACCCGACTAAAGTATTCTGTATTTGCATTAAGGATTTACAGCGGAAGCACATGTACTCTATTCACCAGAATGGTGTTAACATGGGTAGGTTTCAGATGTGGTTGGAGGATCAGGGAGAGTGCGAACTAATTGGTCACAATCTTATAGGGTATGATATACCTGTACTGCAAAGATTATTGGGCGCTGACTTTAGCAAATGTAAAATAACTGATACATTGGTAATGTCTCGTTTAGCGGACCCTTCAAGAGAGGGAGGACACTCCTTAGAAAATTGGGGGCGTATCTTGAATCAACCTAAAGGGGAACATCATGATTTTACTGTATATTCAAGAGAAATGGTGGATTACTGTGTACAGGATGTTGAAGTTAATACGTTGGTGTACGAAAGATTACTTCTTGATCTTAGAGATTTTAAGCCTGAATGCATATCTCTTGAGCATCACGTACAAAATATTATTACAAAGCAAATTAAAACGGGGTGGCTCTTGGATCAAGAGAAATCCTACAACTTACTAGCTAGACTAAAGGAGAAGAAGAATGACCTTGAAGACGAAGTGCATAAGGCTTTCAAACCGTTACCGACATTTATCAAACAGATTACCCCGAAGATTAAGAAAGACGGTACGCTTTCTATTGTTGGGCTTAAATTTCTGGGTGAGCAATGGCAAACGGCAGTAGCACCTTTTAGCCGCATAGACTTCCCTATCTTTAATCTAGGGTCACGACAGCAGATAGGTAGACACCTTCAGTATTACGGGTGGAAACCAACCAAGTTCACTGAGACAGGACAAGCCATCGTTGATGAGGCAGTGCTAAGTACAGTGAAGGGGATACCTCAGGCCGCGTTGATTGCTGAGTATTTAATGATACAAAAGCGAGTAGCTCAGGTACAGAGTTGGTTGGAGGCTGTTGAGGATGACGGACGGGTGCATGGTTACGTTAATTCAAACGGGGCTGTGACAGGACGTATGACTCACTCTAGTCCTAACATGGGACAGATTCCGGCAGTATACTCACCTTATGGTAAAGAGTGTCGGGATGTGTGGATTGTGCCGGAGGGTTACAAGTTGGTAGGTATGGACGCAAGCGGTCTTGAGTTACGTATGCTTGCACATTACATGAACGATGAGGGATACACAAATGAAATTCTCACAGGAGATATTCACACGGCAAATCAGTTGGCTAGCGGCCTTGAAACTAGAGATCAGGCAAAGACTTTCATCTACGCTTTCCTGTATGGGGCAGGAGATTCCAAAATCGGAAGTATCGTTGGAGGATCTCGAGAGGATGGTAAGAGACTTAAGGAAAAGTTCCTCAGAAATACGCCTTCTCTTGGAAGACTACGAGAACGAGTTAGCGTGGCGGCAGGAAGAGGTTATGTTTATGGCTTGGATGGAAGAAGGGTCCATGTACGGTCAGAACACGCGGCTCTAAATACGCTGTTGCAATCAGCAGGTGCTATTGTCATGAAGAAAGCTCTAGCCTTGTTGGATCAGTACGCAACCAAATGGAAGATTGACTATAACTTTATAGGAAACATACACGATGAAATCCAGACAGAGGTCAGAGAAGAGAAAGCAGAGGTTTTCGGAGGACTCGCTACTAGCTGTGTCGAAGCCGCAGGACTCCACTTCAAGCTCAACTGCCCCCTTGCAGGGGAGTTTAAGGTTGGAAATAGTTGGGCAGACACGCATTAATCCTAAAACTAATAAGCCTTGGTATTACAAAGATAATCCAGACGCTGTTAAGGCTCGTGATGCAAAGCGTATGTGGGTCAATGGTAAGGAAATAAAGAAGACCCATCCTTTGTATAAAGCAGGTAGATACAAAGGTTTTGAGGAAGCGGCGTTTAGCTCCTTGGAAAACTATGAGGCAAATCCACAGGGAGAAGTTTACGTTATCTATAACAAAGCTTGGCCTGAATGGGTGAAGGTTGGGATGGCTGTAGACTCAACTGACAGGCTAAAGAACTATCAAACGTCCTCGCCTTTCAGGGACTATGCTTTACTGTACTCCTATGAAGTAAAAGACAGGAGAGTTGCGGAATCAGCGGCACATAAAAGATTAGCTAAAGAGTGTGACAACATTAATGAATGGTTTAAGTTACCTCACGCTGTAGCTAATGAACTAATATTGGAAGTGATTCATGAACACTAATAAAACAACTGATAATTTAGTTTCGGATATTTACAAGATGATGGTTAGCAAGGATGCTGACCCATCCGTAGATGTTGAGGCAGAGATTGAGAAGTTTGGCGAAGGTATTAAGGCTCTTATGCGTACAGAGTTTGGCAGGGAGAAGCGAAAGGATAACCGTAAGCTCCGCCTGTCAAACATTGGACGCACTGACAAGTACC